CTGACGGCTGCATCGTCTACCTGCACACGCAGGTCACCATCTGGGTGGGCGGAGCGACCGTGAGCAGCAGCACCGGGATGCGCCTTGACTCAGCCGCTGGCCCCTTGGAGATTCGACTCCAGCCAAGCGACGCGCTCTATGCCGTGAGCAACTCGGGCACCCAGACGGTCACCATCATGACGGTGGGCAACTGATGAGCTACGCCACGCTTGCCGAGTTCAAGAGCAGCATCGGCATCACTGACTCCACGGACGACACCCCACTGCAGTCAGTGCTAGACGCTGCGGATCAACTCATCAACAACTACGTTGACACGAAGGTGGGCTTCGGCATTACCAGCAGCCAGACGCGCTACTACACCGCTGAGCGATTCGACTTCGTGCTGACTGATCCGATCGTCACCGTCACCACGCTGGCAGTCGACATCAACGGCGACGGCACCTACTCCCAGACATGGTCGGCGAACGACTACATCCTTGCACCGCGCAACGCCGCGCTGGACTCCCGCCCATACACAGAGATTGACACAAGCCCGTTCAGCACCGCCGACTACAACTTCCCAGTCGGATACCTTGAGGTCAAGGTCGTCGGCACCTTTGGCTGGCCCTCAGTCCCAGCAGCCGTCAAGCAGGCGGCGCTGATTCAGGCTGGCGCAATCTGGTCAAGCCGCACCGCCCCGTTCGGCGTCATCGGCTCGCAAGATCTTGGCGGCGTGCTCCGCATGGCTGCAGCCCTACACCCTGAGGCTCGCATCCTTCTTGAGCCGTACCGCCTGCGCGGCGGGCTCGCCATCTGATGGATGACCTGACGATCCATACCGCCGTTGCTGCGCGCCTAGCAGCAGCGACTGACCCAGCGGGCTACGTGCTGCGCAACGCCTACGCCACCCCGCCCGACAATCTCGCCGTAGTGCCTGCAGCCGTCTGCATCCCGGGCGGCGACACCATCTCCTACGGCACGGGCGGCAGCCGCACCACCGTGCTCACGGTCACCGTGGTGATCTATCTGCAGGATCAGGCTGACATGGCCCGCAAGTACGCCGACCTCCTCACGTGGCGCACCTGGCTGCGGGGCGTATTCGACGGGCAGGTGCAACTCAACACAGCAGGCGTCGCTCAGGCGATCGTCACAAGCACTACACTCGGCACTGATACTTGGGCTGACGTCACGTACCTTACGGTGACGGCTGAGCTGCAGGTGAGTATTCTTGAGGGAGTCAATGTCAGTGCCTGATACGCTTCGTACGCTAAAGGTCAAGGTTGTTCAGCCCCGCGCTGAAGGCAACCCGTACCTTCCAGCGTCGGACGACGTAGTTGAACTGGACGCCGCAGTTGCCACATCGCTGGCAGCCAGCGGGCTCGTAGAAATCGTAGACAATAAGCCCAACGCCAAGACGGCGACAACCCAAGAGAAGGAGTAAATCGTGGCAGTGACCCTAGGCGCCAAGTCGTTCACGAAGGTCGTCGTCAAGAGCGAGAGCGGCTACGGCACGCCTGCAACGTTCGGCGACGCCAACGGCGAACTCCTTCATACAGACGTGGTGGGAATCGTTGAAGCCGGAGTTGTTGTCGATCTTGCAGACGATAAGAGCGTCGGCATCCGCCCACGCCGTGTCGCCGCTTCAGCAACTATCACCGCCAAGGCTCCAGTCGTCACCTTCGGCGAAGCGCCTGCGTCACTCCGCACGCTGCCAATCATCTTTGACTCACTCGCCACTATCACCGCATCGGGCGCTGGCCCGTACCAGTGGGCATACGCCCCAAGCCAGACAGACGTTGACACGCTGAAGACCTACTCGCTCTACGTCACGGACGGCGTGCAGAAGTTCGTGATCGACGGCTGCGTGCCAACTGAAGTCACACTGAGCGCCGATCAGTCGGGGCTCCTGCAGATGGGCACCACGTGGGCTGGACGCGCACTGAGCACCAGCACGGACACCAGCACTGCAGCATTTGCCCAGCAGTACTTCATCCCGGGTCGACTCTTCGGACTGAAGACACACACCAGCATGATCACCGCGAAGACGGGCACGGGCACCGCCTACTCCAGCTACATCACGAACTGGAGCCTCACCCTTATGCCGGGCGCAATGCCCCTGCAGGTGCTGAACGGCTCCACCACGAACGTCAACGCTGGCGGCGTCGCCTACACGGGAGCCCTTGACGGCACCCTTGAGTTGACCATCGCATCGAACAGCGCCGCCACCACCGCCTTCCCAGTTGGCGACATCGGCACCACGAAGTTCGTGCAAGTGCAGGGCATTGACGCCAACGGATACGGCTTCACCGCCAACGTCTGCGGCGTCGTTGAGAACGTCAGCGTCATCGGCTCCGAGTCGGACGGCATGATCCTCAACACCGTGACCCTGCAGTTGGCAAGCAACGGCACGAACTCGATTCTCTGCTGGGTAGACTCGCCGCTGGCGACTCGCCCGTAAGGTAGCCCGCACCTAGCGGGGAGGAGGAGAACATGTCAAACACGGACGTGATCGTCGTTCACCTGGACGGAGAGTTTCAGGGCTGGCACGCAACCATGCGTACGCCTGCACGCATCAGTGCCCGCGTGCTGATTGACCTTGAGAGTGAGTCCAACGCCCAGAAGTTGAAGGCATACGGCAAGATGATCCTCAGCGTTGAAGGCTGGCAGGATTGTGACGGCAACCCAACGAGCGACCCGCTTGACGGGCCACTCACGGCACTCAACGCCGTGGCGGAGAAGTGGGCAGCACTGGCGGGCGACGTCCCAAAAGAGTGAGGCTTGCCGCCCGGCAGATCAGCCTAGGGCAAGCAGTTCGACCCCCCGTAGAAATCATCTTCCACATCTTGGCTGAGAAGTTCGGCAAGTTCCCGTGGGAAGTCGCCGAAGCCCCGCTAGACTCCGTCATGCTGGCGTGGGCTCTCCATGTCGAGATGCAGCCGAAGGACGTGAAGCGTGGTCGCTAAGGGCAACGAGAAGGTCAGAATCTTCGTCACCCCTGCGTCGCTCAAGGCGACAGATGAATTGCGTCTTGGATTCTTGGAAGCCAGCAATCCCCGCAAGTTCAACGCCATGCTGCAACTTGCCACGCTCAATGCCGCCAAGACTATGGTCAAGCCAGTCAAGGCGAAGGCACCCGTGCGCACTGGACGCCTGCGCGGCGCAGTCGCTGCACGCAAGGCGAAGTTTGACCGCCCATCTGCCGTCGTTGGAGTCAAGGCTGGTAAGAGCCGGGGCGACATGCAGGGCGCGTGGTACCGCTGGTTTGTGGTGAGTGGCACATCTGGCACCAGAATCACGAAGACGCGGGGTAGAGTGAACATCCAGCGCGTACCAGCGCGTGACTTTGTCAAGCAAGTAGTGACAGAGTCAAGCGTTCAGGCGCGGGCCATTGAAGCATTGAACAAGACAATCCAAGCGTTCTTGGACGGCACCATCAAGTACAGGGGGCGAAGGGGCAGACGATGAACAAGGGCACAATGAACCTAGTCATCAAGGCGATCGACAACGCCACGCCTACCCTTCGCAAGATTGGCAAGGGCTTCGGCGGACTAAAGAACGTTGGCGTCAGTGCGTTCAAGGGCATTGCCGCCGCCTCAGCCATTGTCGCTGGTGCCCTAGTTGCATTTGGAATTTCCGCAGTCAAGGCTGCGCTTGAAGATGAACGCTCAACCCTAAGACTCAATGCTGCACTAAAGGCTCGTGGCATCCTGACCACAGGTCTGAAGGAAGCGATTGACAAGCAGATTGAGAGCATGGCGGCGCTCGGCATTGAGGATGATCAAGTTCGAGCAGGCATTGAAATGTCCAGCCGATTCTTCTCAGAGCAGGCAGACATCCTTGCCGTCAACGCAGCCGCTGCAGACATCGCAGCCGTGACTGGTGGCGACCTTTCAGAGATCATTACCGCCATTGGCAAGGGCGCCCGGGGGTCAACCCGTGGGCTGATGGCTCTCGGCATTACCGTGAAAAAGGGCGCTGGCTTGCAAGAGATCCTGACGGCAACCACGGAGAAGTACGGCGGCATTGCCGCTGAGATCGCTAACTCAACAAGCGGAAAGTTGGCTTCCGCGCAGATTCGATTCAACGAAGCCATTGAGGAGTTCGGGTATCGCCTTATGCCAATCTTTGAGGAGGCCCTGAAGTGGGCAACTGAAGAAGGACTTCCGGCATTTGAGTCAGCCCTTGACGCACTAATCCCAATCATCTTTGACATGTATGAAAATCAAATCAAGCCGCTGATCAAAGCAGTTGACGACTTGGGCAAGTCTTTCGGAGTGACGGGCGGACTGATTGAAATCTTTGCTACCACCACCACTATCGCAATGACGCCGTTGAAGATTCTTCTTGAGGCAATGAGGATCACCGTGGAAGCCATTGCTGGCGCTCTTCGATTTATTAGAGGAGCACCAGATCCGGCAACCGTTGCGGCATCGGCAGGTTTGCCATCGGCGCAGTACTACCCGAGTTATCCCGGCGCTCCGACTCCGGGTGGAGCCGCCACCACGCCACCGCTTACCGTCGTCATTGGTACAAAGCCAGTGGACGGCGTGGTGCGCGATTCAATGGGCAGGATTCTGGGCACCACCCCCGGGCCGCGCTAAGCCATGGCGACGCATCCCTTCGCCATCATCGTTGACGGCGTAAACAGCGACGCCAACATCCTTGACGATTATTCAAGCGCCAGCCCAACGACGCCGTGGGTTGACCCCGGCACCGTCACGCTCACGCAAGACGCCAACGGTGAGGGCGGCGCGTTGCAGTTCGAAGTGGTGCAGGTCAAGACGCCAGCGGGCGGGCCATGGTGGAAGTCAGGCGGAGTCAACGACAACGCGCGCGTGCGCTTTCAGGTCAGCGGCACCACCACCTTCTTGGGGTACATCGTGCAGATTGACGCGCAACTCGCCGAGAACGGACTGGGGACTCGCGCCGTCGTCATGGCTTCGGCGGCGTCGTCCTTCCTTGACAAGATCATCGTCTACAAGGGGCGCCAACTGACGGGCACGAAGTCGGGATATACCAGCAACTTCAAGATCGGCGTGGGTGGTGGATCAGATCAGGCAGCCGTCACCGCGCTGGTGAGCAAGGCAGACGCTGCCATGGCGTTCAGCACGGGCACCAGCGGGCGCACCGCCAACCGCCTGATCGTCAACACGAACACCACGCCAACCTACACGGGCTCGAGCGTCGTCATCGGACAGCTCAACATGGTGCCCGGCACGCTGCGCTCTTGCCTTGACACCATCAAGGAGGCAGCCGAAGCCATTGACGGGGAAGAACGCCGCTACTGGGTGGCGCCGAGCGGCACGATCAACTACGCCCGACTGGGCAGTGCCACGCCGACCTACGCCACGGCTCCGTTCAAGGTCGTCACCACGGCGACCTACAGCCCCTACGGCTCAGCTGCAGCAGCAGCCACGCTGCAAGTGCGCAACCTCAGCGTCAGCCTTGACCATGACGTCATCGTCAAGAAGGCACGCTTCGTCTTCAACACGAACGCTGATAACTGGGACGCGCAAATCAGCGGCGGCGCCTACACGGTGAAAGATCCGTATGGTCGAGTCTACGATCAGGCAGCGCCGAACGGTGCAGGCATGACGACGCGCAACGGCCCACGCCCAGAGACGATCATCGGCGTGACTCCGCAGCCTGCGAAGGCAGCGTCGCCAACCTACTGGACGGCGAAGATCACGGACTATGGCAAGAAGTACTTCGGCACGGACACCTACCCGAACCGCGCTGCGCCGCAGCGCAGCATCACCTTCAGCGTGCGCGGGGCTGACACCACGAACAACCCCTACGGCTTCGCCAACGGGTACCGCCAGACGGCTCCCAGCACCTTCGTCCTGCAGAGTGGCTGGGAGGCTGGGCAGTACGTCAGCATCGTGGCGTCGTCGCTTGACCTCAGCGGGCTTTACCGCATTGAGTCGCTCACCATGTCCTTCGAGCCGGGCTCTATGATTCGTCAGTTCGACTTGACGTGCGAGCGGGTACCGCGCAACCCATTGAAGAAGTTCTTGCAGGGGTAAGAGATGATTGGAAAGTTTGGATCGGATCAGCAGCAGCTCGCCGACTTGGGCGGCGGCGTCATCAGCGAAGACGGTGCAACGCTGCTCAGCGGCGAGAGCACGGGCGAAAGCGCCCTGCTCGCGGGGCCTGCCCTGTTGAGAGAGCAACAGGCAGGGGTTGCCAACGGCGACTTCGCAATCCCGCCAGCCGATGCTGAGGCGACAATCACCGCCGACAACGGGCTGCCCTACTGGACGTTCACGGACGTCAACAGCGCAGGCGCAATCACCTGCGCAATCGTTGCAGACGCAACCGCTGGCTCTGGCAAGGTGCTGCGCTGGAGCGTTGCCGCATCGACTACTACTGGCAAGAGCGCAACCTTGACGCGCTTCGTGCCAGTTGCTTCTTCGCGCAACCGTGCCTTCGCTCACATCCCAGAGTTGAACACTGCGAGCGCAACGAACACTGCCAACGCAAGCGTCACGATCACATACCAGTATTACAAGCTGGACTACACCACAACTGGATCAAGCGACAGTTCCACCGCCACCTTCACCACTCTCGGCACTGGCACGAACTGGATGAATCCAGCAGTCAACACCACCACTGCAACACCTTCGGACGCAGCCTTCATCTATGTTGAGATAAAGGTGTCAACGACTGGCACCACGCCAGCGTCTATCTCAACCGTTGACATCACTGAGGCGCGTGTGATTCGTGGCGATCAGACGAATCTATTCGCGGAATACACCACGCCTGGAACCTATGCGCCAACACGAGTGCGTCAAGTTAATGGCGTTCTAAACATTGAGCCGAACGGCGGCACTGGCGATGTGACGCTCGGCGGAGATCTCACCGTCAGCGGCGGAGATGTGAAACTCAGCACCACTCACGTGATCAAACCGCTCAACACAGGAACTGTGCAGTTCACTCGTAACGACACCGGTGACCGTTCAAGCATTACTGTTGGTCGTGTATTCCCAGGCACGCAGACGACGCGATACATTGACGCCACGGCTTCAGCGATCACTTTCAGTGATGACATTGTTGTAAGCGGATCCACCAGCGCAACAGGATTTTATTCGTCAAGTGCGTCCATTACTCTTGCTGGCTCCCCTGGCGGAGATATCACCCTGACTGGTGGCGACACTAGCGTGCCGATCAGCGGCAACGGTGAACTGAATACAATCCCAAACACAACCACCGCGACGACAAACAGCGCGCGTTGGGTTTCAACTGGAGGCAGCACCTACGGCTTGCGCCGTGACTCATCAACGCGCCGCGTCAAGACAAACATCGTGCAAGCAGATGAGGGAGTCCTTGCCGCCGCCAAGCGCCTCCGCGCCGTCCACTTTGAGCCGCTTGAGAAAGACGATGAGGGCAACCTGCGCGGCACTGGGCAGTTGACGCTCGGCCTCATCGCTGAAGAGATCCTAGAGGCTGGGCTTGGATGCGCCGTGACCTATGACGCCGAAGGGCTTCCTGACGGATACGATGAGCGCGTGCTGCTCGCGGCGCTAGTGCACCACGTGAGCGACCTTGAAGCGCGTCTTGCCGCGCTGGAGGGTGCATGACGCGCAGCCAAGCCGACGCCATCATTGCCCGCCTAGACGCGCAGAGCGAGAAGATTGACCGCCTGCAGTCTCAGATTGACACCATGCGCGGCGGGCTTGCCGCTCTAAAATGGCTCGGCGGGCTTCTTGGAGTTGGGGGAATCGGCGCGCTTCTGGCGTGGCTTCAGTCGCAGGGAAAGTAGTGCGCCGCGTACTCATCCCGCTGGTGGCTGCCGCCATGCTCTTCTGCACGCTGCCAGCGTTGGCGCAGGATGAACCCCAGCACGGGCTGACGATGACCGTCTACCCGGAGGTGATCGTTGGCACTGGCCCGTGGGAGACAGCGCCCACCACTGAGCCCTGCTTCGTCGGCATCGTGCCCAACATCGACTTCATGTGGGGCGGCGGCGCTCCAGCTGCAGGCTGCCCCGCTGACTTCTTCATGGTGCACTTCACGGGCTGGATCACGGTGCCAGAGTCGGGCGCGTGGGAGTGGCTCAACTGGAGTGACGACGGCTGGCGCATGACCATCGGCGACTTCGTGGCGCTGGACGACTGGAACTTCCACGGCTGCGGCGGGCATTGGAGTGGCCCGAACGAAGGCTTCACCCAGATGGAGGCGGGAGTCTCCCAGCCGATCAGTGTGTGGATGTTCGAGTGGGGCGGCGGAGCCTGCGCCAGACTCGACTACGGCAGCCCCTCAGGCTACGGCGTAGTGCCGACTGAGTGGCTCACCACGGAAGCCATGCCAAGCCCGCTGCCATCGGAGCAGCCAAGCCCTGAGGTGCCAAGTGTTGAACCGTCCCCGTACCCGTCTCCCACACCCGAGCCGACGCCCGAGCCATCGCCATCCGTGGAGCCTTCGCCGTCTCCTACTCCTGAACCTAGCCCTACTCCTAGCCCTACTCCTGAGCCTACTCCTACGCCAACCGTAGCGCCGAGCCCTACGCCGACGCCTACGCCAACCCCTACACCTACACCAGAACCGCCCTCACCTAGCCCTAGCGTGGCTCCTACCCCGTCCCCAGAGCCTTCTGAAGAACCCTCACCAGTACCTTCGCCAGAGCCTACGCCGTCCCCATCGGATGAGCCGCTGGTGATTGACCCGGGGGCAGCAGTTGAGGCAGTCGCCGAAGCAGTCAGCGAAGCCGTGGGCGAAGCAGTCGCCGCAGTTGGCGAAGCCGCTGCGTTCGTTGCCGATCTTGGACACGACATTACGCCAGCCGAAAAGAAAGAGGCAGCGGCTACAATCATCCCCGCAGTGATTATCACGCAGCTCGCGCAGGCAGCCGTTGCGGCAGCCAGTGCAGCGGCGGGAGGCGCGGCGTCATCAGGGGGCTCACGAAGGAGCAAGCAATGAAACTCTTGAAGGACATCGCGCTCGACATCTCGGCAAGTTCGTGGACATGGCTCGGCATGCTGATTGCATGGATCGTGTTGCCAGACGGCAGCACCAGAGACTTCGTCGGCGTCTGCATCTTAGTGCTGCTCGGATTGTGGGCAGCGACAGGGCCACTACGTTGGAACAAGGAGTGAACATGACGGCGGCTGATCACATCGAAGAGATTCACGAGCAGGGCTGGACTCGCATTGACACGGCTCCGGGTGAGTGGGTGGCACTTGTGCCGAACGTTGACAACAGCGCCTACGGCGGCACCTTGTGGAAGCGCGCCGAAGACGGCAACGACTACAGCGAAGGCGCCACTGACGGCTTCCCCGTCAGCGCCGCACTCAGCCACGATGCTGCTGGGCGAGCCGTCGCAGTACTCATCAAGAAAGAACTGACCGCGTGAAGTACCGCGTCAAGTCGCAACTTTACTCCGACGCTGAAGCCCAACTGAAGGGCGCCAAGCAGATTCTTGACGATTGCACATGGTCATCCTGCGCCGCAGCCGTATCGTGGGCGAGCGCCTACGAAGTCGACTACAGCGCCGCGCAGGGCGTAGAAGCAATGAAGAAAGTCACGGGGCGCAAGGACGTGCAGGGCAAGTCCGACAACGGCGGCAGTCTTGCCGAAGCCGCCAAGGTCATTGCTCACCTGGGCGGGAAGGCCCGCTACGCCAAGAGCTGGGAGGATGCCGTCACCGCCGCCAAGGCTGGCGCCGCCCTCATGGTGTGGGTGCAGCAGCCGATTGGCTACCCGCCCGAGATTCGCATCAGCGCGTGGCATGACCGCTGGGTGAAGTGGTGGACGAAGAACGCACCTGAGAAGATCAAGGCGGGCTACGGTCACATGACGTCTGCAGGCTTTGACCCTGACGGCGTAGACGGCTGGCAGTGGGCATGCCCTACCCGTGACGAGAAGGTCGCCGCTGAGAAGTACGGCGTGCAACTCTCGGAGTCCCAACTGCACACCATCGTCAAGTCGAAGATGCGGGCGCGCAAGTTGACCGCCGACTTCAAGGCCCTCCTGATCGTCACCTACCCCAAGAAGGCAGCAGCCCCGGCACCTGAGCCCGTCGCAGTGCCCGAGCCCGTAGTGGCTCCCGCTCCAGTGGTAGTGGCGCCAGCGCCTGCACCAGTTGCAGAGCAGCCGAAGGTCGCAACGCCAGCGCCTAAGAAGCCCAGCGCCGTGGATGCGCAGCTTGAGGCTCTCGGCAAGGTAGACTTCGCTGCAGTGGCTGGGAGGGCGCTCAATGCTGCAAGTGGTGCAGCGGCTGCGGCTGCCAAGGTACAAGGAGCACCAGCCAAGATGATGACCTTCTTCCGATACATCAAGGACAACACGGGCATTGACGAAGCCCTCATTGAGTTCGTCCGCACCTTCGTCACGGTGAGCATCTCCGTGGCGCTCGGGCTCGGCATCCCGCTGCTCGACATCAACGGCGGCGACTTCCGCACCGTCGTGTCGGCTGGGCTTGCCTCCGGGCTGCAGGTACTCGTGAAGTATCTTGACCCGAAGAACACCGCCTTCGGAATCAAGGAAAAAAACTAAACACACACCCCGCCATACACCTGACACAAGAGCAGGTGTAGGCTGCGAGCAGGCACCCAAGCAGGTGCAGCAAGCAGTTGGAGGTGTTCACATGGACGGACTCGAAGAGCTCAGGGCGCTGAGCAAGCCCCGCAAGGGCCCACCCTGCGGGATGACGAGCGTGCACCTTGAGGGTGACGACTGGGAGACGCTGCACAAGGGGCTGGCTGATCCAGCGATCACCGCCAAGGCGTTGACTGCATGGCTTGAGAAGCGCGGCTTCACCGTATCCTTTTGGACGATCGCCCGGCACCGCCGTGGCGAGTGCGCGTGCAACTCATGAGCGACGACTTGCAGATGGAGCAGCGGCTTCAAGAAGTCACTGACGCCCACAAGCGTGCACTCCGCCAACTGGCGAAGCGTGACGCTGCCCGTGAAGAGTTAGTGGCTGCCGTTTACCAGGCGGCGAAGGATGCCGCGCTGAGCATCACGATCCCAGCCGTGCCGAAGCCGAAGGCGTCAGGCAAGAAGGGCGAAGGCGAGACGCTGGTGATCCTGCTCGGAGACTGGCAGCTCGGCAAGTATTCGGAGACGTACAGCATTGACGTGGCGAAGGCTCGCATCGAGTTGCTTGCCACGAAGGTGCAGCGCCTCATTGAACTGCACGGCGTCCCCGTCAAGGAGATCGCCTGCGTGTTGCTCGGCGACTTCGTGGAGTCGGACGGCAACATCTTCCCAAGCCAAGCCTATGAAGTAGAGCGCGGCGGCTTGTACGTTCAGATCTTTGAGGGTGCTGGGATGCTCGCGCAGTTCGTGCGGGCCATGGCAGCACTCGCTCCGAAGGTCACCGTGCGTGGTGCGATCGGCAACCATGGGCGGCTTGGACGATTCGGCGATCACTCCAACGAGAGCAACGCTGACGCGATTCTCTACCGCATCGCAGCCGAGCACTTGAAGGCGGAGAAGCGCGTGGACTGGAAAGAGTCGCTCACACTGGGCGGGCGTCACTGGTATGACGTACTGGACTTGCCGGGGGGCAAGAGCGCCATGCTGGTGCACGGTGATCAGTTCAAGGGCGGCGCCTTCGGGCTCCCCTTCTACGCGATCGCCAAGCGCGCGCAGGGGTGGAACCTTTCAGTGCAGCCGTTTGACTTCTTGTTCTACGGGCACTGGCACACGCCAAGCCGACTGGTGCTGAGCGACGGCGCTCACACCTGCTGGGGCAACGCCAGCATCGAGAGCAGCAACCGCTACGCGCAGGAGTGGCTGGCAGCGTCTGGCACTCCAGCTCAGTGGGCGCTCTTCTTCGGCAAGGAGGGCCCAACCGCCGAGTATCTGGTGCGACTGGATGCCGCAAAAGCCTGAGGTCACGGCAAGCATCTGCCCCGTCTGCGGAGAGATGGGGCAGGTGTACGCCTACGGGGAGACGGTCGTCAACACGGGCGCCCACGGGGTGGACTGGGTGCTCAGCCAAGGAGTCTGCAAGGGGTGCCTGAGCGTGGTGGTGCAGGCTGCCAAGGACGGCACCCTTGACTCCCTTGAGGGGGGTTGACGGGCTGAAACCGTTAGTCTAGGATTACGAAGTCAGGCAAGAACAGCCCCATGCGGGGCGACTGGCAAGGAGGTCAAGATGGCAAAGGCAACACTCCGGGAGATCAAGGCGAACCTTGAGAGCATCGCTGATGGCGTGCTCTTGAATCCAGCCAACGAAGACGCAGTCTTCTGGGCTGAGCGCATCAAGGATGTCGTCCCAAGGCTGGAGACTTTCCGCAGCGTCAAGATTGAAGCCAGCGTCACCGCGTCAGCCTTCGAGAAGATGGGCGACACGTTCACCGCTGAGCTGCTTGAAGACGCGATTGCGACGGTGCGCTGATGAGCGCCTTCTGGAATCTTTGCCCAGTATCGGCGCGCCACGGGTATCTGCTCGTGGTGAAGAACGAGCAGGGGGGCCTCATTGCCGTCTGCCCCAAGTGCTACGTCCCAGTGAAGGGGCGCAAGAATCTTTTGGAGGTGAAGTAATGAACGCAGTCAAGGACTTCGTCGGGTTCGTCATGTTCGTCGGATGCATCATCGTGGTGCTAATCGTCGGGGGTGCATCGTGAGGATCAACCGCGCGAGTGATCCGAAGACGATCACCAGCTTCTACAAGCCGAAGGAGCGCATCGAAGCGCGCCGACGCAGTGACGCCACCATCGTCTTCTGCATCGTCGTCATCGTCATCGTGGCGCTGGTGAGGGGCTTCTGATGATCGCTGACCTATGCAAGCCGGGGGACATCTTCGGCATCGGCAAGCACCGCCCGTGCGTTCGGGTGCTCATGTGTGGCAAGTGCGACCGCCCACTGGTGAACAACGCACCAGTGTGTGGCGAGTGCTCCTACTGCCTGCGCCTAGAAGAGCGACGTGCGCGCAAGCCGCGCAAGACGGCAACGGGGCGCTGGTAATGCCGCTCTACGTGTTTGAGTGCTGGACATGCTGCACCACTGAGGAGCGACTGCAGACGGGCTTCCAGCCCGTAGTGCCGCGCTGCGACGGGTGCGGGGCATGGATGCAGTTGCAGATTAGCCAGTCCAGCGTCCAGTTCAAGGGCGAAGGCTGGGCGAAAGTTGACCGAAAGAAGGAGGGGAAGAAGTGAAGAAGCAGTTCGAGTTCGTCAAGGCAACGCAGCGCAGCCCTGAGTGGCTGGAGTTGCGACGTCAGGGGCTGGGAGCCTCAGACATGGCGGCAGTGATGGGCGTCAGCCCGTACAAGACGCCCTACCAGCTCTGGGCTGAGAAGACTGGGGCAACGCCGCCCCAGAAGGTCGGAGCCGCTGCCAACCGTGGCGTCATCCTTGAGGATGCCGTCGGGCAGTACTACGAGCAGGAGCGCGGCGTCAAGTTGCGCAAGTCGAACGGCGTTGTGCGGCTGCGTAAGCATCCGAGAATCATGGCAAGCCTTGATCGCACGATCGTCGGCGAGCCGAAGGGCATCGTGGAGATCAAGACATCGGCAAGCCCACGCTGGAGCATGTGGCCCGTGCCGCCTGAAGTCCAGGTGCAGGTACAGACCCAGCTCGGAATTACGGGCAGCGAGTGGTGCGACGTCGTCGCCCTGCTCGGCGGGCTGGTGTTCAAGATTGAGCGGGTGCAGTTTGACCCCATGCTCTGGGCTGAGATTCAGCGCGCGGCGCTGCTCTTCTTGGATGCCGTGGACTCTAAGACGCCGCCGCAACTGGAGGCGCTAGACGCCCAAGCCTTCGCCATCGCCACGCCGCAGGGCTCGCAGGAGTTCGTGGAGGCGACGTCGGACTTGGAGCGCGTCTACGCCCAACTGCGTGAGACGAACACTGAGCTGCACTTCATTGAACAGAAGAAGGGCTCGCTGGAGATCATCATCAAGGAGGCGATCGGCGAGAAGGCGGGGCTGGCTGGCAACGGCTGGACGGTGTACTGGAAGCAGGCACGCCCGTCGGAAGTCACGGACTGGAAGATGGTGGCGCAGGCATCAGGTGCCCTGCAGTCCGTCATCACCACCTACACGGACGTGAAGCCCGGCTCGCGCCGCTTCATCATCAACGACGGTGGTTTGCATGATTGAGCAGACGATCATCCTTGACCCCTACGAGTGGGCGCAGGCGACGCAGGTCGGCACCGCACGCGACGCATCAAGCAAGGCGAAGGGGCAGGAAGGGCGCGCAGGTCAGTCATCTGACCGCAGCCTGCAGAATCACATTGACGGCGCAGCTGCTGAACTGGCAGTATGCATCGCCCTGGGGTTGCCTTGGGCGGCTCATGTCGACACCTACCTGAGCGAGCCCGACGTGCAGGTGCCGTGGCTCGGCGGGGTTGAGGTGAAGTGGACGGCGAGCAGTGGGCTCATCGTCCGACCTAATGAGCAGCGTGAGCAGATCCACGTGCTGGTGACGGGCAATGGGCCCATCAAGCGCATCGTGGGCTGGCTGGACGTGGAGGGGCTGCGAGCCCTGAAGGCAAGTCCGAAGACTGACTTCGGCAACGGTCGGGCGCCAGCGTGGCTCAAGCCGATCGAAGAACTGAACGACTGGGGACTCTTCCCCAAGAAGGAGGCAGCATGAACAAGCACTCGGAGATTCTCGCCGCGCTAGAAGCGCCCTTCCCGCCTGAGGTGATCCGTCACCGCGTAGGCGCTGGGGGTAAGGACTTGCAGTGGGTGGACGCCCGCACCATCAGCGCACGCCTTGACCATGTGCTCGGGATCAGCGCGTGGGACTTCGCCGTGGAGCCAGTCGGCGACACCACCACAGTGCTGGGCATCTTGACGATCCGCTTCCCTGACGGCAGCGTTGCCCGACGGCAAGACTTCGGCTATGAGACAGGCGGCTCAGGCGAGAGCCTGAAAGAAGCCAGTTCAGACGCCCTCAGACGGTGTGCCTCACTCTTCGGTGCGGCTAGAGCACTCTATGGCGGCGAAAAGCCCGCAGCGGGGCGCATTGGGCTCCCTGCGTTGAAGCCTATGAGCCTTCCTCAGACTCCTGCGCCAGCCGTCGGGCACGATACCGTGGTGCTGAAGGCAGCCATGGCGATGTTCGGCAACGACAACTGCCCAGACCATGGGCAGCCGTGGACACTCAAGCCGGGTGGCGTATCCAAGGCAACGTCCAAGCCGTATGCACCGTTCTGGGCATGCTCTGCCCGCACGGACGGCGCGTTTTGCCGCAAGAAGCCGAGCATCGACTTCATCAACTCGCAGGCTGCGCCACTTGGCGAGCCAGTGAAGACTGAAGAAGATCTCAGCGAGTTGCCGTTCTAGGTCATCACATGGGGGCGGGCACTGGACTGCTCGCCCCCGCCAGCATCGGAGGATCACATGGGGCTATGGATCAAGTGGGACGCTAACGCCCACAAGGACGATAAGATCGCAACGCTCACGGACACGGAGTTCAGGGCGTTCATCATCGCCATCAGCGAAGCCAAGCAGCTGCGCAGTGGCGGCATCTTCAAGAGCCGGGAGCATCTCAAGGCGTGCATCGGCAGCCACTACGGCAAGGCGATCAGCGGGCTGATCAACAAGGGCCTGCTCGGGGTAGATCAGGCTGGGATCGTTGCCATTACGGGCTGGCATCGCTATCAGATTGACCCGACATCGACCGCACGTCAGGCTGCGTTCACTGCTCGCCGACGCTCAGAATCGGCTGGGTTGACGGATAGCGGACGCTCTAGAGAGACAGCAGAGAGACAGCAGAGCGAGAATAAACCCCCTACCCCCTTACAGGCGGGAGAGATCTTGAGGAGGATTGTCGGATGAGAAACGTAGCCTTCATTGGGAAGTCAGGCACTGGAAAGACGACGCTGAGCCAGATGCTCTCGGAGCATCACGGCTATCAGGTCACCAGCATTGCAGCACCTATCCGAGAGATCGCCGTCATGGCGTATGGCAAGTTCGATAAGGCGATGAGGTACCCGCAGCAGACGCTGGGACTCTCTCGGCTGATCACTGGACGTGAGCTGCTGCAAGACATTGGCGCTGCCTTGAGGGAGATGGACTCTCTCTTTTGGATGCGCATTTGGCTCCAACGAACGAAGCACGGCGCTGAGGATGGAGTCATCGGCAGCATGCTCTTTGTGGTGGACGACGTCAGGCTGGACGCTGAGCGGGCCTTCATCAAGGCGTGGTACCCAGACACGCTCTTCGTGCGGCTAGTGCGTCCCCCGGTCGGCGAGCTGCAAGAGTGGCAGCGAGACATCACGGAGCGACAGGCTGGCGACATGGAGGCTGAGGTGGTACTGGACACCAGCGCCCTCAGTCCCCTAGAGTGCGTGGCAACCGTCCTTGAGGCGGCACGCATGGAGGTGGAAGCATGAGCGACATGGGCGACCTTGAGACTATGGCGGAGATGGTTGGCTTCAGATACGCCAACTGCGCAATCGACACCGTGACCCGAAAGGTCACGCTGCAGTGTGAAGATCACGATGGTCAGACGCTGAGCGTTGAGGCAGACAGCATCAGCGACGCGATGAGCGCCATGATGGTGAAGCTGGGCTCAATGCTCCAGCGGGATGGGCAGACATGGCAGGAGTAAAGGCGAAGCGCGGTGGGCCTTCGTTGCCCCCACGCTGGACGGACTCGGACTGCACGGAGTGCGGCAAGGTCATCGCCCTGGCTGATCCGAAGAAGCCCGTCTTCCCCGCTGCTCGGGTGAAGGTCATCACCTTTGTCGGCGCGAAGGGCAACGTGCGCCTGCACTGGCGACACAAGGCGTGTGTGAAGTGATTGACGGCTTGATTGTCACGCTCATGGTCATCCACTCACTCATCGCTCTCGCCATGGGTTGGATCGGCGTCACGCATCACCGCGCCAGCTCTGGCGTTGTCATCACATGGTTCGGCATCAGCCTGCTCACGGTGGTGGCACTAGGGCAGGCGCTACGATGAGCCGCATGAGCGACCTTGACATTGACCTGAAGAACGCCGCACGCAGCCGCATGGGGAAGAACAACCGCAACCGTGGCAACGGGCTGGAGCGTCGGCTGGCTGCTGAACTGACTGAGGCTGGACTGGATGGTATTCGCAAGGGGCACCTAGGGGGAAAGACTGACGTGCAAGCATTAGGACTAATCATCAGCGCGAAGAAGGGCGGCGCCTACTCTGAACGCTATGACAAATGGCTCAACGAGTTGACGCCCAAGGCTGACGAAGTCGCCGCGCTGGTGGTAGAAGATGCCCCCGGCTCAGGCATCAAGGCCCGTCGCATGGTCGTCATCCACTGGGAGACACTGTTGCAGCTGCTACAGCAGCGGGAGGAGAAGGCATGAAGATTGCACTTGCACTGGCGCTGGTATTCGCATCATTGACAAATCCGCAGCCTACGGCTGAACCCGTCAACCACGCCATGGACGTGCTGGCGGATCAGCCGCCCGTACCCCCAGCGACGAAGAAGATCGAACTGAGCGGCATCGGCTCATGGTTTGACGCCACCAAAAACCATGCGTGGTACACCCGCAAGACTCAGTGGTTCAAGGGGACGCTCAACTACGCCGCCGCTGGGCAAGAACTGCGCAGGATGATTGAAGACATGAAGCCAGGGCACCGCTACTGGCACAAGACTCCAGTGCTCGCCAAGATCACGAACGCCAAGACTGGCATCTCCGTCATCGTCTACATCACGGATATCTGCGGCTGCTACTCGGGCACCCCGAGTGATCGTTCCGACGATAAGATCATCGACCTATCGCCGCAAGTGTTTCAGGCGCTTGGCGTACCGCTCGGCTGGGGCATCCAGCAGATCACCGTGGAGCTGCTCCCATGAGCAAGAGCCTGCGCCCTGACGTCATCAACAAGCGCGTGCTGGAGTCTTACCCCGGCTCCACGTCAGTAGTCGCCAGCGAGAAGGTCGCCGCTCACATGCGGGAGTGCGGCGTCAAGATCACGGGGCGCACCATCAGGTCATACGCCAAGGCTGAGCGCCGACCGTCGGAGAAGTTCTGCACTATCTTCGCGCAGGCATACGGGCCCTTCGAGCAGGATGACTGGATTGAGCGTGAGGAGTTGCCGAAGCCGTACATGAGCCGCAAGCGCCCAGAGATGACTGCAGCGGAGAAAGAGTCACGCCGCCTGCAGATGCTCGTCGCACGATTCTGCAACTGGTGCGTGGGTGGTGACATGGGCAGCAGTGAAGTGTTGCGCTGCCCTGATGCAACCTGCGTGCTACGTCCAGCATCGCCGCTGCCACTTGCAAGCAACGCAGCCACGAAGCGTGTGGCTTCGCCTGATAGGTGGGACTGATGCCATACAATCGCCGCACGCCAGCCCTTGCGGCTGGCCCCCTCCCCGGCGCTGCATCCTCCCAGCGTCGGGGAGCGACTCCCTCACTGCGTGAGCAGGTCGCTGCATACCTGAACGCCAACCGTGACGTCATGCACCTGAAGCAGTGGACGCTCAAGGTGAGTGCCGACATCCCAGCAGATGACTCATGGGCTGACGTCGAAGTCAGTGACAATCTCTGGGAGGCGACGGTGCGCATCTCTGGGGACTTCTTCAAGGAGACTCCCGAGAGCCAGCGCCGCATCCTTGCCCACGAACTGATGCACGTGCACCTTGCCGCTATGGAGCGACTCATGGGATCACTCGAAGGAGTGCTTGGCTCGCAGGCGTATGAGGTGCTTGAGAAACTCTGGGACACCGAAGGCGAGCGCGTAGCAGAAGCCTTGAGCTTCATCGTGGCTGGCGTGTTGCCGCTGCCCAACTTCAAGGCGTGAGCCCCCTACGCTTCGCCCGTGCGTGCCTGACCTGCGGCATCCTGCAGCGCGTCGGCAACCGTTGCCAACCATGCGCCAACAAGATCGTCACGAAGCGGGAGCGCGAGCGATACGGGCCAATCGGGCGCAGCCCCTACGCTGACCCTGCATGGCGCAAGTTGAGCCGTGAGATGCGCGAAGAGTTCCCGTGGTGCTTCGCATGTCAAGCGACGACTGACCTCACCGTTGATCACATCGTGCCCCTTCTGCTGGGGCAGTCGCCCGTGGTGCCGAAGCACATGCTCGCCGTGCTCTGCCGTTCTTGCCACGGCAAGAAGACGAAGCACACCTAGGGGGGGTTTAGAATCTGCTGATGACATACCCTCAGGTAT